TGCAAAACATAATTTTGCTTCCGACGTGGAGGTTACTACACCTCCAATGTTCAACCCGTAAGGGCTGAACGGTCCCGGGTTTCGCTAGTAAGGCGTCACCCACCGTAGTCTGGTGCGGACTGCTACGGCTCGTCCGGATCGCCTCAAGTGATCTCTTGAAAGGGGTTCGTCACCCCTCTTAAGAAAAAACTTGAGTAGAGCGCCACTGCCATCGAGCTCATTGATGGGAGTGTTGACCGATACTACACGTGCCCTAACGAGGTCACGTTGTAGATTCGGACAAACCCTCTCTCCCTCATAGGGAAGGAAGGATACGCGCCCTAACGCTTGTGATCCTCGATGAATGACTGGATAGTGTCGTAAGACCTTAACCAGCCATTCATCGATTTTCGAGGCCAAGTGCCAGAGTCCTCTCTCGTAAGAGAGGTTCCGGAACTCGACCAAGGAAATCACAGACGTGTGATCACTCAGTCTAGCAGGTAATACTTCACGGACTCTGACAACTGATACGTCATTGCCGTGATAGTATTCCTTGCCGCAAGACTCTCTGAAATGTGAATTCCAGAAAGACTTGCGCTCATTCACTTGAAATCCGAAGTTCTCAAGTGAGGAGACAACTGAGTTAACACAGTCCACAGGGACGATTAGATCGTCTCCGTAGACGCGCACCTGACCAATCGCCTCACGAATGAGGCGACGAGTCACTGGTACACCTCGACTCTTTGCAATTCCGTCAAAGATAAGTGCTGTGAAGCACATAGCTTCGACGGGGAAACATAGAGCCGACCCCATAGACGCGAACTTGGCCAGAGAATTAATCTCGAAGCCAGGTCCGTGAGCCTTGAAGGATCTGCATGCCTGGACAGCCTTACTAAGGTAAGGATGGTCAGCGAACAGAAGCTTCACGAGCTCATTGGGCACTCTATCGGATGCTTCGCTCAGGTCGAGCGTAGCTAGCTTCCCGTAAAGGGAGCCAAGACGCGCAAGTTCCTGGTTGGGAACTTGATCGTCAAATCCGATAAGGTGACGGAGGATACGATCCTTCCGTATGCCACCCAC